AACTGAGCTAAGAGCATCTTCTACTGATTGATACTTTTTACCCTTTCCAACGAAATCAGCAGCTTCTGTCGGGATGCTAAATTCTTGTTTAGGGCTATCTTTTGGTTGATCTTCGTTGGTACTAGAATCAACTACTTCTGTTGTGTTTTCTTCAGACACGATTATTCTCCTTGGTCAGGAATTAAATTTAAAAGCTTGTTATAAGCCTTTTGAATTCCTAGTTGATAAGCTTGAAACTCTGACCAACTAGGAAGGGTAAAATTATCTTCTTCGTAGCATTTACGAGATGAAAGACTTAATTGTTGATTTAAGTACTTTCTAAGTTCTATAAATACTTCTGTTTTACTTAATTCTTTTGCTTTAGCAGATTTTAAATCCATACTAGACTTGTCCTTGTCCTTCTGCTTCTGGTGGTAAAACAGGTTCTTGAGGCAATGCATTCATCATTGCTGCTGTTTCGTCACCTTGAGGAGCTGCCATACCCGCTTCAACAGGTATATCAGCTTGAGATTGTACAGACTGTGCTGCTTGATTAGCAAGTTTTTGAGTCTCTGCTTGTTCAAATACAGCTGCATTATCTTGAATAAATTCATATTGTTCAAATCCCATATATTCTTCAACCATCTGAGCTAGACGTTTAGCAGAAATATGAGGACTTATTAATTGTCCCATAGGACTATTAAATAATCCTAACATATTTTGAACTAATTGAGCTCTAGCAGCATAGTGTCTAGCACCTATAGGACGAAGTTTTCCTTTTGCTGTAATATCTTCTTTAGTAATAGATATAAAATCAGTTACACCTAAATCATCATCCATAACTCTTGCTATTTCTGACATATCTAGATGTCGTTTAGAAGTTTCAAGCATTGTATTTAAGATAGGTTCCATAAATTCTATTTCAAATTTATTAACCTTATGTTGAAAAATTCTTCCTGCTGCATTCTGTAATTGTTGTACTTCAAATGCAGTCTTTTCTCCTGGTGTTCTTATACCCATAGCTTCTTTAGGAGCTCCTGCCATCTCTTCCATTACTTGTAATAAAACTCCTATTTCATTATTAACTTGAAAAGCTGCTTGATTAGGAGGAAGAGTATCTACATCTCCATCTTCAGGAATATGAATAGTAGCTTCAGGTCCCCATTCAAATGGTTCTACATCTCCTCTTATTGTAATAGGTGGATGTATAGTTAAATCTAAAGCATCTGCTTTAAGATTCTCTAAATGATCAATTCTATATTGTAATCCTACAAGATTATCAAGAGGACCCATACCATATAAATTATCTGGTTTCTCTCTCCAACCTACATGGTGTTTTGAATCTTCTCCTAACCAGGAAGGATTTTCTATATTTCTTATTACATGACTTCTATCTATTATAGTTATAATACGTCTTTCTGATAAAGTATCTTTTTCTTTATCATAAATATCTCCTTCAAATTCTAAGATTTCTACAATACCAGACTGATAATATTCTATTAATGAACCAAATCCCTCAATTCTCATAGGATCTGCTTTATTAACATCTTCCATTCTAAATCCAGTAATATTCTTTCTAACATCTATAGCTTTATTTAAAGCTTTTTCATCATAATTAAGATTTAGATTATATTTTATATCTTTTTTCAATTCACCTATTGATTTTAAATATCTAGTAAATTTAGGAGATTCTGCAAAAGAATTAGCAGTAGGATTAAATACTATATCAAAAGGAGAGATTCTATCTAATTTAGGACCTCTATAAGTAGTTACTTCTTCTTCTGTTTCTTGATCTATATGTGTTTTATTTAAATAAGTAACTTCACCAAAACAGTTTCCATAATCTATATAATCATAAACTAAATCAGAAACTGTTTCTCTAAATCCAGATTCTCTTAATTTATTTTTTAGATAAGCTTCTATAGCACGTCTTTTCTTGTATGTAGAATCTTCTAAATTATATCCTTCCCATTTTAACCAATTATCATTTGGAAATAAAGCATCCATATAATTAGCATGAAGATTATCTCTGATTTGTGTAAGTTTAGGAAGAGTAGTTTTATTCTTCCATGGAAGTTTACTATTTGTAGTTTTAGTAGTATCTGTAGCAAAAAGATAATTACGAAGTTCTCTCCAATCTGCTTCTTTAGTACTTCTTTGTGTCCACCAATTATCATATAATGCAGACAATTGCTTTGCTAAATTATCTTTATTAAGTATTTCTTGTATTTGAGCTATTTTACCTGCCATATTATTTCCTTTAGTAAGCTACTCCTCCGAAACGAGAATGTGTAATTACTTTATTTCCTAGATTAAAAGCAGCTCCTCTTCTTTTAGGAATTACTGCTAAATCTACAGCATTAGCTAAAGCGTCTTTACAATCGTCATGAGGAGGATGAGACATAACTAATTCCTCTTCTAATGTTTGACAATTACCACCTTTATAATGCCACATTTGTAAATTATGATATTTAGGCTCAAGTACTGCACCTACTCTTTCTTCTTTTGCACCTAAACTTCTTGTTGGTCTAAATTCATCTATTGATAAAGCTATTCCATTTGGTTTAAGATAACTTTCTTTAAGTTCTTTAACAATAGTTTGTTGTGCTACTGTTACTTCTGCTCTTAATTTTCTAAATCCCCATTTTTGCCAAGCTGTCAAAATATGAGCATAATAATCTACTATTTTATCTGTTTTAAATCTATCTATATCTAATGCATAAAAGTTACCATTATAATCTACTCCTATAGTAACTACTGCAGAAAAGTCAGCTTGCTTTCTTAAAGAGAATGCAAAATCTATTGCAGCATATACATTTAATTTTCTATCTTTCATATACCAATCTCCTTCTCTATTTTGAAGATTAGCTCTATCATAATACTGAAAATGATCTGAACTTATTCGTGCTGTTTCAGGACTATTAGGATTATTATAATATTGTGCAAAGAATTGTGTATAATCTACATATTTTGCTCTAATCCTTGATAGTTCTCTTTCATCAAAACCAAAAGCTTTACCATCTGTTCTTGTTTTTTTAGGCCATAAGAACTCGCCATCTGTTTCTACAACTCTTTGAAATAATTCATATACTTCTTCTTCAGATTCTATTTCTCCTTCAGAATTATATAGAGTTTCTTTCATATTAACCATAGTATCATAAATATCTTTAGGATGATACCTTGTTCCTACTACCCATTCATATGCTCCTGGATTTTCAATAGAAGCTAATTGTGAATAAGCTGCTGCTACCTTATCTCTACCATCTTCAGTATAAGCATTACCTGGAACAACTATATCATCAAGTACAACAACATCCGCATGGAATCCTGTAGTATTACTTGTTAAACCTACAGCTTTACAAGTAGCATCTCGAATACCTTCTGCTTTTCTTTGAGGATGATCAACAGCTATCTCAGCTACTGCCCATCTTTCTCGTTTACCTTCTTCTTTATCTATCATCTCAGGCCAATATCTTTTATATATTGGACTATCTATAATATGCTTAATAGCATATAATTGTTTTTCAGCTAAGTCTGCTGTAGCAGATACATATAGAATTGTAGTTTCTGGATGTTTAGTAATCCACCATGCTGTTCTTAAGGCAGCAAGTTTACTTTTCATATGACCACGAGGTAAAAGTACTAATTGATTTTGCTTCGCCTCTGAACGTGTCCACCACTGTATCATTTCTTCATGAATAGACCCAGTTAAAAGATGAGGGGCTATTAATCTAATAAAAGCTAATAAATCTTGTTCAGCTGTTTGCCTAATTAAATCTTTTTTAGTATCCATTAAAAACTCTTTCTTAGTACTTTAAATTTAGTAACACAGGTTTTTAAAATCTCTGAATTACCACCTTGTCCTTTGTCATTTGATAAAGTATTCATTACATGAAATCTCATATCATCTTGATGTACTAACCAACCAACAGTTCTACATTCTATTGGAGGTTCTTTTAAATCTTCTAATTCTACCCACCCTGCTTCTCCAGAGTGGTCTATCCATCTAATCTCAACCAGGGGAAATTTTTTATATCCCTTTTTCATTTATGTTCTTTGGCTTATCATGATTGAATATTAGTTTATCAAAATTTTCATAGTATTTCTTAGAATCTATTCTTCTAGGACGAGACCCTTTACCAGCTTCCCAGTAATAAGTCTCTGAATCAGGATTAAAATTACCAGCCACCGACAACGTATCCTACAACAAACCAACCAATATACCATACAAATCTAGGTGCTTCTTCTATAGCATCTAATAATTTCATTTTAATGTCATTCAAATTCATTTAGTTAACCCCTTCATTTTTTCATAAGTTCTAAGGCCGCCCAATCCGAGCATACCCATAAGAACAGTCATTAAACTACTCATGTCAAAAGTAGGTAAAGCAGGTACATTATAACCAAACCAGGCTATAAAAAAAGTAACTATTTGTAAACCTACATAATGCCAAAATAAGGCAATCCCACAGGTCCATCCTATGAATGGACGCCACCCTGCTACAAAAATACTACGACTCTTGGCCTCTTCTTTATTTACGTCTAGCTGTGCTAGATTTATTTGGGCAGAGTTTTCTATTAGAGCAGCTTCAATGGCTCGTTGAGCTTCGGCAGCCTTTTCCTTATCTGGGAAGAACCTATCAAGGACTCCACCTAATACAGGAAGAAGCTGTGGAATTAATGATTGAATCATGATATTTTAATTACCTTCTTTTGTTTTTCTTTAGGAAGATTTTGCTTTAAATACACATTTAAAACTCCATTTTCCAATTTAGCTTCTTTTACTTCTATGTGT